TGGCACTGTAACAAGCTCTGGCAATCTGACTCTCGGCGGGTCTTTAGCCGATGTAAACCTTACAACCCAAGTCACAGGCACTCTCCCTGTCGCTAACGGCGGTACTGGCTCTACTACTCTTACTGCCAACAACGTCATCCTCGGCAACGGTACAGGCGCAGTTCAAACTGTAGCACCAAGCACATCAGGCAACGTCTTAACCTCTAACGGTTCGACTTGGGTGTCTCAGGCCGTCCCTGCTACGTTGATTGGCGAGACCGACTCTGGGTCTCCTTTTAGTACATTCTTGGGTTATAACGCAGGTGTTAATACTACTGGCATATACAATACTGCTGTTGGCTATGACGCTTTAGAAACTAACACCTCAGGCATACAAAATACTGCCCTTGGGTATAATTCCCTTAACTTAAATACCACAGGCGATAACAACATAGCCCTTGGTAATAACGCACTAAGTTCTAACACCACAGCCGATAACAACATAGCAATTGGTGTAGTATCTCTTTCGTCAAACACCACAGGCACAGCTAACGTAGCTGTTGGGTATCTTGCTCTTCGCTATAACACCACTGCTGCGGGAAACACCGCTGTTGGTTCTTCGGCTCTTGGGTCAAACACCACAGGCGCAGCAAACGTAGCTGTTGGCTACCAAACTCTTGACGCAAATACCACTGGTCAGAACAATGTAGCCGTTGGTCAATCAGCTCTTGGAGCTAACATTACCGGACAAGGCAACACCGCATTAGGTCATCAAGCGGCTACTGCCACTACTAGCAACTATAACGTAGCTGTGGGCTATCAGTCCCTTCTTGCAAATGTTAGTGGCGCAGGCAATATAGCAATCGGCCGATTAGCACTCAGCGCAAACACTGTCGGTGAAAATGTAGCGATTGGGGGTAGGGCGTTATACCAAAATACTACCGGAGCAGGCAACACGTCAGTCGGCACGGAATCTATGGACGACAACACCACCGGCACAAATAACACCGCCGTGGGAATGCTTGCTTTGGGAAAAAACACCACAGCTTCTTTCAACACAGCCGTGGGACGAGAAGCCCTAGAGTTCAATACCACAGGAGCACAAAACACCGCTGTTGGTTATCAGGCGTTAGAGACTAATACTACCGCCTCTTTTAACACCGCATTGGGTTACCAAGCTCTTGAGTCAACTTCTACAGGAGCGAACAACACTGCGGTAGGGCACACGGCTTTATTTGGCAACACTGGGGGAGATAACACTGCTCTAGGCAGAGCGGCTCTTTATACAAATACATCCGGAGCTAGAAATGTTGCGGTAGGCTATAACGCGCTAAGGCTTAACTCTACTGGAACGGATAACACGGCACTAGGAACGGATGCTCTATACACTAACACAGGCGGGCTTAACACCGCTGTGGGATATCAAAGCCTTTACTTAAACACAACAGGTGCTAGTAACACAGCTGTTGGTAAAAATGCGCTTCGTTCTAACACCACAGGCTCAAACAACGTAGCTTTTGGTTATCAATCGCTTACGGCAAACACCATAGGCTACAGCAACGTAGCTTTAGGAGTATCGGCTTTACTGGCGAACACTACAGGTCGTGAAAATGTAGCAATAGGGCGTGAAGCTTTAAAAACCAATAGTACCCAATTGTATAATACGGCAGTTGGTTATAGGTCTTTAGCCGCCAGTACCGCAAATTATAATACTGCCGTTGGCTATCACTCACTAGAAGACACCACCACAGGCGATAGTAACACGGCACTCGGTGCTCTTGCCCTTAATAAAAACACCACAGCTTCTAACAACACCGCCATAGGAAGGGAAGCCCTAGAGTTCAATACCACTGGTGCAAGCAACACAGCTATTGGTGTACAAGCTCTTGAAGACAACACTACCGGATACAACAATGTTGCCATTGGGCGAATCGCTCTTAACAACAACACCACAGGCTACTCCAACACCTCTGTTGGTTATCAGTCGCTTTGGCTAAATACCACAGGCTACGACAACACCTCTGTTGGTTATCAGGCGTTACAAGACAACGATTCTGGTAATAGCAACGCAGCTATCGGAGTACAAGCGCTTACAAATAACACGACAGGGAATAAAAACCTTGCAATGGGTATCTATTCCGCTTGGCAAAACACCACAGGAAATGAAAATGTAGCGATTGGGTCTGAATCCTTAAAGTCAAACACGACAGGCCTAAAAAACCTTGCAATTGGCTCATCCGCACTTGAATCAAACACAACGGCGGGTAATAGCACAGCAATAGGCGCAAGAGCATTATTTTTAAGCACTGGCGCAAACAACACCGCCATCGGCAATGCTGCGGGAGACAATATAACCACAGGTTCTAACAACACCGTTATCGGTTATGAAGCAGACGCCTCTAGTGCCACAGTAAGCAACGAGATAACGCTTGGTAACAGCAGTGTGACTCGGTTCAGGATTCCGGGTATTGACGTTGACCTGACCTCTGCTCCGTGGCAACCGCTACTAAAAGGTTCTAACTATACAGCCAGTTCAGGTGAGTTTGTCGTAGCAACGGCGGGGGGTATTACAATCACTTTGCCTGCCTCACCCAGTGCGGGCGACTACGTTACTATTAAAGACGGTACAGGCGCAGCAGCAACTACTTCTTTCACGGTGGCTAGGAACGGTTCAAACATCGCAAGCTCTGCGACGGACCTTACTTTTAACGTGAACTTCGACCAAATAACCATGATCTATATAGACGCCACTATCGGATGGAGTGTGTAATGAGTGATTTAAGCGATTTAATAGGCGGCGGTGGCGGTGGATTTAGCGCATTTAGAGAAGTAACTTTAATAAGTGGGCCTACAGATATTTCAGGCACTAGTAGCATTGAATTTACTGGGCTGACTAGCGCATACGATGTACATGTTTTGGTTTTTACCGACATAGTTGCAGGGAACAGCAATCCAAGCCTGACATACAGCGCTAACGGGGGGTCAAGTTACCCATACGGGTTTGCGTCTTCGAGGGGGTATCGAGCTTACCTGCCAGACAATCAAAGTTGGCAGACAGGTAGCGACACAGGTGTTCGAAACTATACAGCCTCTAATCAAGTAACCGGCGAAACGTGGATTAACAACATAGGTATTGCGGGTGGAGTTAACGGGCGTACAACTTATTTGTCCTTTAACGGTCAAACGGGGTTTCAAGTCGGCAACAGCAACAACGGAACAAACGTAATCAATGCGATTAAATTCGCACCCGGATCAGCCACCCGAGGGCTTGTGTCTTTGTATGGAGTAAACATGTAATGAAAAAAATTGTTAATGGCATAAAGATTGATATGACATTAGACGAAATCGAAGAGTCTGAAGCACAACAAGCAGCATTTTCTGACCACTATGCTGCGGTTGACGCTCGAACAGAGCGAGACGCTAAACTAACAGAGTCAGATTGGACGCAAGTAACAGACGCGCCAGTAGACCAAGCAGCATGGGCGACATACCGCCAAGCCCTTAGAGATATACCAGAACAATCAGGTTTTCCAAACGAAGTAAACTGGCCTACTGAGCCATAGGAGTAATACAAAATGACTGACGAAAGCATAGTGTCAGAAGTACCAAGCGCAGAAGAAGTAGCACAACATTACACAGCTATGGGACACAGTGTGGATTTAATCAACGCTATCCTTGCAGGTACACAGTGCCAAGACGACACAGAAGAAGAACGTGCTGCGTGTATCAAGCGCAACGTAGACCATCTGGAAATTATGATAGCTAAAGACTTCTGGACGGACCAAGACATGACTGCGGTTAATGCAGCTATTGAGGCAGGTAAAGCCTAGTCAAACCCCAACCCCAACCCCAACCCGCTTTTAAGGTGCCCTAATGTTAGGATTTTACCCTTTAGCTTCGGCTCCTATTGCTGACGACGGAAACCTTAACGTCAGCGTAGCTGTGCTTGGAGTACAGGGCACCACGGCTCTTGGCAACGAAACCGTCCTTATAGGGGTTACGGCCAGTGTAACAGGGGTCCAAGCTTCGGGTGCTGTTGGCTCTGTTGCTGTTAATACGGACCAAATACTTTCGGTTACCGGAGTACAAGGCACCACGGCGCTAGGCGCTGTTGCAGTAGAAGCTGATGCTATTGTAGATGTCACCGGAGTTTCCGCTACAGGTAATCTTGGCGCAGTTGTTGTTGACCTTAGAACCCGAGCTGAAGTCACAGGTGTAGAGGGTACTGGAGAGATAGGCACCGCAGGTGTTGTCGCCACTGCAATAGTTAATGTGACGGGCGTTGAAGGCACCACGGTCCTTGGCGAAGAAACCGTCATTGAAGGCACTGGGGTATTAGTAAACGCGGTAGGCGTCGAAGGCACTACAGTCCTTGGTAACGTCGCGGTCGAAGCCGATGGCGCTATTGAAGCTCTGGGTAACGCAGCCACTGGCGAAGTAGGTACCGTGGTAGCCCAAGCTAACGCGCTTGTTGCCGTTACTGGAGTGGTGGGAACCACGGCCCTCGGTGAAGAGACCGTCATTGGTACAGCCACGGTATACGCCATTGGCGTACAAGGCACTACTGAACTAGGCGCAGTAACTACCCAAACGTCTAACGTAATCCAAGTTACGGGGTTACAGGGCACTACAGCACTGGGCACGGTAGTAGCAAAAGCCAATGCGGACGTAACCGTCGCAGGCGTTCAAGGCACCACGGCACTAGGCGAAACCACAGAAACAGGCACAGCTACGGTATACGCCATTGGCGTACAGGCCACAGGTCAAGTCGGAAATGTATTGGTTTGGAGTCAAATAGTTCCAGATCAAAACCCAAACTGGGTAGACATTGCCCCTATTAGTCAAACCCCTACGTGGACGGATATAGCAGCATGAAAACAGTAAACGAAGCAAAAGATTTAGGCGAAGCGATAGACCCAAAACACGAAATTGAAGTGGTGTGTGGTAACTGCGGATACGATGTAAACGAAGCGGAATTAGCTGCGGATACTTGTTCAGACTGCGGCGAAGCACTAAACTTACGTCAGAATACAAAGATTTACGCGACAAGCGTGCCGCCCGCTGGCGGAAGCACATTAGTATAACTGGAGTGCCCCAATGGCTACTTATATAAATAATTTACGGCTAAAAGAGATCACAACCGGCGACGAAGACGGCACTTGGGGTACTAGTACCAACACTAACCTTGAGCTAATTGCCGACGGTTTTAGCTACGGCACAAAGGAAATGGCGGCTGACGCCAACGAAACCTTCACAATGCCGGACGCTACAGCAGATGCCACGCGCTCTCTGTACCTCAAGTTTACTTCGGCAGTATCGCTAACAGCGACTCGTGAGATTACGCTTGGGCCAAACACGGTATCCAAGACGTGGATAATTGAGAACGCCACTACAGGCAGTCAGATCATTACGATCAAGCAGGGTTCAGGCGCTACGGTAAACGTGGCTAATGGCTCTAAGGTTATGGTCGTTACAGACGGTGCAGGTGCAGGGGCTGCGGTATTTAATGCTAACCCAACAGAAGCAGGCGGTACGGTTACTAGCGTAGGCGGTACGGGCACAGTAAACGGTCTGACTCTTACGGGCACGGTTACTAGTTCAGGCAACCTCACACTCGGGGGCACACTAGCTAACGTCGATCTGACTTCTCAAGTTACAGGCACTCTTCCTATCGCTAATGGCGGTACGGGGTCTACTTCAACTACGTACGTTGATTTAACGACTAACGTGACGGGAACCCTCCCAGTAGCCAACGGTGGTACAAACCTCACAACGCTAGGTACAGCTAACCAAGTGCTTGCGGTTAACTCTGGGGGCACGGCTCTTGAGTACCAAAGTGCAGCAGTAGGCTCGGTAACAAGTGTAGATGTCTCTGGCGGCACTACGGGCCTCACCACTTCTGGTGGCCCTATTACTAGTTCTGGAACCGTCACTATTGCAGGTACGCTCGGTGAAGAAAACGGCGGCACAGGTCAAACCGGGTACACCACGGGCGATCTTCTTTATGCAAGCGGTACTGACACACTAGCTAAACTTGCATTAGGTTCAGCAGATCAAGCCCTAAAAGTTAATTCCGGTGGGACTCAGCTAGAGTGGGTGGATGCCGGTGGGGGCGTTGACTTCCAAGAGTTTA